AGCCATAACAACCTCGGGACAGAGTTTCCCTTGGTGATCGTAACTACCATGTGATACGTTTGCAAGTATGTCTACGTTCGTGTTTTTCCATGTGGGCGATGATCTGGAATGGCCGACTCGGATGGTCGCTTCCCTCCGCGCCTTTAACCCCGGTGCTGAAATCATCCAAGTGACGGATCGTGTGACCGCGACTGTAGAGGGTGTCACATGGGCGTACCCGACCGAGGGCGACCGGGAGTTCCTGATGCACTGGCGTCTTGCCGCCTTTGCGCGATTAGGGCTAGACGAACCTGCCCTATACCTTGACACCGATATGGTTGTGAAAGCCCCCATAAAGCCGTCCACGCTCGTTCTGGATGAGGTTTGCGTGCCATGTCGGCGGTCATTCAACCGGGATGCGCTATTCAACCCTCGGCAGCGGGGTTTGGACTTTTCCGAGTACACGGGTAAGACGCTGGATGAAGTGTACCCGTTTGTCGGTTGTGCAACCGTGACCCGTGATGCAGGGCCGTGGGAGGATATGGCCGAGATGTTTGAGGCGTTACCCGAGAAATTCTGGCGGTGGTACGGCGATCAAGAGGTTTTGCGAGAGTATTGCCGGCAGACCGAGGTAACGCTGCCCGAGTATCACTTTGCCTGCCTGCCAGAGTACTTACCCCAGCATCCCCACCCGGCCATCGTTCATTACAAGGGTGCGCGAAAGGCGCTTATCGGTACTGCTCCGGTTTGATAGAGAGCAAATACCGCTCGTAAAGTTCCCGCACCGCGTCCTGTGCGTCACGGGCGACGTAATACTCACCGCGAGGCGCAAAGATGTTACGGAACCGCTCTTGGCCTTCCCGTAACTTGCCCTTCGGCATCTTGATCTCTACCCAGCACACCCATTCTACGCCGTCGGGTAGCGCCCGAGTGACGAGTTTATCGGGTATGCCTTCGCCTGCCTTGCCGTAGTCGTAGACGGTAAACCCTTGCGCACGCAGTGCCTGTGTGATGACCGCATCGTTCCCGTCTCGGCGTGCTGCGTGTCTCATGCCTTAATCAATAATCCTTGGCCGGTCGGCATTTCCAAGATTTGCTCTTTGCCTTCTAGGAACTTTTGGTGCGTCACCGCTGACTCACGATACCGAGCAAAGCCGTAGTCGTCAAAGATGACTATGCCACCGGGTGATAGCCTTTGGTACACCAACGGGAACACAAACCTTTCGGCCTCTGCGTCGTTAAGGTCAATCTGGCAAAAGGCAATCTGATCGGGGAGCGTGTGCGCAGTAGCGTGTATATCACCGAGATACACTTTTGCGTTCCACGGCGATAAACGCTCGGTCACTTGCTCGCAAAGGTCGGGGCCATGCTCTGATTTCTTGCTCTCCTCGGGAGGTTCGGCGAAATAGTCGTACGCATACACCTCTCGTTGCTCACGCTGATACCGCAACACGACTTCCAGCGCACGACCGTCGTACGTCCCAATGTCTACGATGGCACCGTCAACGTGTAATGCCTGCTCACACGCCCAACATAGGGTGTAAAGCCGCCAGAGCCGTGCGCGTAGCACAAAGTTGAGGCTCCCACACGCTTCGTTAAACCTCGGGTCATGCGTAAAAAATAGGTTCCGAAACCACACAAAGAGGTCATCGTGGAAGGTGCAATGTCCTCCGACGTTTGCGCCGAGTAACCCCATAAGGGTCTGCAAGGTGTCGTGTATTTCCCTTCTTTTTTCGGGACTGAACTTTTGGTAATCCTTGTGAAACAGGGCTGCTGACGGGTTCATACCTTGCCTCGTTGATGCACCGGATGAGCCATATCCTCCACCACATCCGAGTGTTGTGATTTAACTTTTTCACGCAACCGCTTTAGCCCTTTCTCACCAAACAGATACCGCACCATCGTCACCAACTGCGGCTCACCTAGCACCTGACCCGCATCCACCTCACGGAGCAACTCTGCCACCCTCCACTTGATGCTTTCGGTGCGTTCGGTATCGGTTGTGCGGGCTAACAGTGCGTCAAGGTACTTTAGACGCTGGATAGGGCTTACCTTAAAACTTTCTTCCCAATGATCTAGTATTTTTTTTTCTTGGTGCTGTAGGTTGAGGTCTTTATGACTGACTTCACTCTTTGGGTATAACGTCTCATCACCCATGTTTCACCTCTAAAACCTTGATGACTGATGGTGAATCCGCACGGTTGAGACGTAGGAACGCCTCAATGGGATCGTGCGGTTTGATGACTGACGGAGCCATCCGCTGCGGGCTACATTTGCCGGTTTCCCGGTGCCATTCGCGCTTCCCCGCTACACGCTGCGCGTCTTGAGGCTGGCCGCCCCGGTCAAGATTTAAGCCGTGTCTGCGCGTGGTTTCCCCGACCAGACAAGCCGAGGCGTGAGGGATGTTGACAAAGGTGCAACCTAAGTTGACAATGCCCTTACGCCGATCTGCAAATTCAGCGTAAGGCCAAATCATAAGCCGCGTCAAGCCCCCGTTGCCCCCGCTCGGGGGTTTGTCGTTTCTGGGGTCGTATAACCGCATTAGCGGCCCTGTGGGGGCTTTACCAGCCCAGCCTTATGCTGCCAAAGCCTAGCCTGTGGCACCTTGCCCTGACGCACCCATAACTGCACCGCAGCCCGAGTTACGCCAAATGCTTTGGCAACAGCAACCTGCGATCCGTACTTTGCGACCAATTGTTGTGGATTCATGTCGTAAGAATAAAAGATGCAAGGGGGCTTGACAAGGCTGTAAAGCCCGCTATCATAGGCACCGTTGACAGACACAACGGAGCAACAGATATGTCTCACACCTGTACCACCGAACTCTATTTGCTTGGCACGCTCTGGGAAGTAGAGATTGAATTTTCCTACGACCCTGCCGATCCCGACGTTGGCCTCTCCGAAACCGTCTACATAGAAAACGTCTGGTTACTCGGCTACGCGCCCGAGGGCGATGGCAAATACATCGCGTGCCACATCAAAGCCGACATCCAATGTATGTCCAAGACAGATTACGAAATCTGCGAACAAGCGGTGCATGAGTACATCCGTACCGCTGCCCGCGAGGCGTTTGACGATTCCCACTCCTACGAGGATTAAACCATGCGAAACAGAGATCGCTTCATCATTTTATTGATTGCCATGACAGTCGTTTATTTCATGGCCGCATACGTTGACCGATGCGATGGTGGCTGCACGACAGCCGAGGAGGTGCGTAATGGAGGACGATGACAACAGTTGGTGGCATCAACAGGACTTAGAACTACAGCAGCAAGAAGAACAAGAACGCATTGAACGATGCAACGCTGCACTGGCTGAACTGAACAGCATCATCAACGAAGAACTGACAAAGGTGGGCTATGAGCGAATTACTAAAAATTAATGTCAACGACCACGTTGAGAAGAAGGGCAACCTGTCTTACTTGTCGTGGGCGTGGGCATGGGCCGAGGTGTTGAAGATTGATCCGGCTGCACGTTGGACGGCACATGAGTACAGCGACCGTCCTGCCATGTATCTGCCCGACGGCACCGCGATGGTGAAGGTCAGCGTAGAGATAAAGGGCGACATCAAAACGTGCGTGTTGCCGGTTATGGACAACCGTAACCGAGCGATCCAAAACCCCGACGCGTTCTCAGTCAACACCGCGATCATGCGGTGCCTTGCCAAGTGCATCGCCATGTTTGGCCTCGGCTTGTACATCTACGCGGGCGAAGATTTGCCAGAAGGAGCCGCGCCACAAGTAGACCCCGATCTGGTTGCGTTGATTGCGGGTGCTGCATCGCTGGACGAACTGACCAAGTTGTTTAAGCGCCTGACCAAAGAACAGCGCATGACGCACATTGATGCGTTTACCGCCCGCAAGAAGGAACTGACCGGCCCGGAGGCTGCGTGATGGAACAACACATTGACGACATCCGTGTTGAATTATATGAACAACTTGGTTGGTTTTCTGAGAGCAAAAAAAATAACGCAACGGGTGAACAGACGTTTGTGATGGATTTCCCAAACGAAAGGGGATTGCTGCGTTTGTCGTTTCGTTCGTCGTTTAACGATAAAAAATTGACGCTAGAACAGTATCGGTTATTGCGCCAGTTGGACGCACAGAGGAAATTGGTTTTGAGCAACGTAGAAATTGCTGAAATGTTTGGCGTAGAGCCTTACGTCGTAACACGCGCAATAAAATGCGGGATCAAGCGGTATGACGTTTTACTTAAAACGAGGGGGCGATAATGGAATCGTACCAACAGGCTAACCGCGAGGCATGGTTACAAGCACGCCTCGGCAAAGTAACCGCTAGCCGTGTGGCTGACGTAGTAGCCAAGACCAAGAGCGGGTATTCGGCAAGCCGTGAAAATTACATGGCGCAGTTGATTTGCGAACGATTGACCGGAAAGCCGACCGAAATGTTTAGCAATGCCGCGATGGAGTGGGGTACGCAGACCGAACCGCAAGCACGGGCCGCGTATAGCGCCAAGACAGGCGAGTTGGTAGAGGAGGTGGGGTTTATCCCGCATCACGACATTCCCGGCTCTGGCGCGTCCCCTGACGGTTTTGTGGGCGACGGGTTGATAGAGATTAAATGCCCGAATACGGCTACCCATTTGGAGTACGTGCTGTCGGGAAAACCTCCTGAAAAGTACGTCACTCAGATGCAATGGCAGATGGCGGTGACGGGTGCGCCGTGGTGTGAATTCTGTAGTTACGACCCACGTTTGCCCGAGCATCTGCAACTGCTGATCGTGCGTGTTCCGCGTGACGAAACCCGTATCGCAGAACTTGAAACCGAGGTGCGTAAGTTCCTCGCAGAGTTAGACGAGAAAGTGAAACAACTGGAGAAGGTGAAATTGTGAATTACGATCCAAACATGAAGGGCGTGCTGTTTAAGAACGACAAGGGCGACAACCCGAACCGTCCCGACTACCGTGGGTCATGCGTTATCAATAACGTGGACTACAACATTTCGGCATGGATAAAGGCCAGCAAGAAAACAGGCGATAAGTTTATGAGCCTGAAGATAGAGGCCAAGGGTGAGGGCAAATTGTCGCGTGGCGGTGAACCGCAGCGTCAGCCAACCAAGAAGCCGCAGTTGAGCGAGGACAATTGGGATGACCTTGACGCCCCATTCTGACTTTGAGGCAAGGTTTCGGGCGAGTCGCCCTGCGGAGATCGTAGTGGCGACTTACCTCTTGAACCTTGGGCATACGGTGACGCTTCCACAGCGTCGGCTGCGTGCCAATTTTGCCGACCGCAAAGAATATGCAGATAAGGGCGATATTTATGCGAGTAACAAGCGCATAGAGGTCAAGCATCTAAAGCGTGATTTTGAGTTTGGCGAGTGGCCGTTTGAGACGGCAACCATCTGCGCTAAGGCATCGTTTGACAACGCGCACCCTCGGCCTGATTGGTACTTTCTGGTCAATCACAGCATGACGGTGGCGGCGTTGGTGGACGTTAATACGACGTTTGCCGATTGGATTGTGCGCAAACAATTAGACCCGGCTCGTGGTTACGATTACGACGTTTACGCCGTGACGCCTGAGTATCTGGCATGGCGTTACATAGACTTTGAGGAAAAACTGTGAAGGTATTTATCGGTTGGGACAGCCGCGAGGACATTGCGTATCAAGTTTGCCGCAAGAGCCTGCTCAAGCACGCCTCTATCCCGCTAGACATACAACCCATCAAACAGTCAGAACTTCGGGAGCGTGGCCTTTACTGGCGGGAGACTGATCCGTTGTCGTCTACGGAGTTTTCGTTTACCCGCTTCTTGACCCCATACCTCGCCGGGTACGACGGCTGGGCTGTGTTTATGGACTGCGATTTTCTTTTGCGGGGGGATATTGCGGGACTGATGGACTACGCCGACGGGGCAAAAGCGTGCTTTGTGGTACAGCACGATTACAGGCCGTTTGAGAAGGTCAAGATGGACAACAAGGCGCAACATCAGTATCCACGAAAAAACTGGTCATCGTTCATGTTTATGAACTGTTCGCACCCCGAGGTCAAGGCGTTGACACCCGATGTCGTGAACAGAGAAAGTGGAATGTTCCTGCACCGTTTCCAATGGCTAAAAGACGAGTCCATTGGCTCTCTACCGATAGCGTGGAACTATCTGGAAGGTTGGTACACGCGCGACCATTGCCCGAATCCCATCGCCGTACATTTCACCCGTGGCGGCCCGTGGTTTAAGGATTGGGTAGACGTTGAGTACGGCAAGGAATGGCTAGAGGCTAGTCGGTGAAGCGCATATTTCCTAAAGGCACGACGCCCGAGCAGTTAGCGACAGCAGCCGCACGCATGGTGCAGGGGTTGTCGGCTGACCGAGCGTGGTGCATAGAGATTGTGGAATGGAAAAAGCCCCGCACGCAGCAGCAAAACGCATTTCTGTGGGGTGTGTGTTACCCCGCGATCTTGGAGGGCGGCGGTGAGGCGTTAGCGGGATGGACACGCGATGACCTGCACGAATACTTCCTTGGTGAATGTTTCGGCTGGGAAACGCTGGAGGGGTTTGGGCGTAAGCGTATGCGGCCGCTTAAACGATCCTCGGCGCTGACCAAGCAAGAGTTTAGCGATTACTTATTGTTTTTAGAGTCGCGGTGCGCGGATATGGGCATTGTGATACCGGAGCCGGTGTATGAGTCTGCGTAAAGAAGCCAAAGGACGCGGCTGCATGGTGCGTTTACCCGGTATCTGTAACTTTAACAGCGAAACCGTGGTATTGGCGCATATCCGTTTGGCGGGCATTAGCGGCATGGGCATGAAATCACCTGACTTAATCGGTGCGTGGGCGTGTAGCGCCTGTCACGACGAAATAGACGGCAGGACGCACAAAAGCGGTCTGTCACACGATGAACTACGCCTTGCCCACTATGACGGCATGGCCCGCACCATCGCACAACTTGAAAAAGAGGGGTTGGTGTGAGTTTTGTCGTAGACACCCCGTACACCACGGCTTACGTCCGTAACGAGTTCCTGTACGACCAGCAGAGCGGGCATGGCAAGTTTACGCTCTGTACCGTGTTTGGGTTCCGCGCTGAACCTGCCCGAGTGCCGATGTTCCAAGTGATGTTAGAGAACGGCGCACAATGGGCCAGAATCCCAATCCACGCGCTTTGCTCCAAACCCTGTGAACCGCTATCGCTTAACCTGTCTGTGTGGTGGGACTCGTTCAGTAGGCATTGCGAGGTGCGCGAGATGCAGATGCTCCGCAATCACCGCGTTGAGGCGCTGGGCCGCGATAAGGTCATGCGTGCGGGGACGTATTTGTTTAGTGTGTTTTGGGCCAATGGCGGTTGGGCAGAGGTGCCTGACCAGAGCAAAGACCACCACATCATCGCGCTAGACACCGGCCCATGGATTGCCTACCCAAATAACCGATTGCTGTGGAAAGACCCGTCATGGATTACGGGCGACGTACCGAGGGATTGGAAGTCACCGAGTACCAACTATAGCGTGGAGGGTTTATGCGGCTCCTAAAGCGTATACGGCGGTTTTGGACACGAATCTATGGCGATGATTGGCGTCACGTTCCCCCGCCTATGTGGGCTTGTAAACGCGGCACGGGAAGGGATTACTGGTGATTGATAACGACAGCCCGCCGGGGGCGTGGAAAACCGAGTTACAGCGTGCGCCGTGGGGGTACGGCCAAAGTCAGGCGCAAAAGGTACAATTTGCGTTGGCAGAAATCCGTCAGCGTGGAATGTGGGAGATTGCCGAGGTGCTGGAGCGTGAAATTAAGACGCTACAGGCCGAGGTTGCGCATTTAAGTCGTTGAAGGGTCGTCTAATGGTAGGACAACGGACTTTGACTCCGTGAATGTTGGTTCAATCCCAGCCCCTTCAGCCATCTTTAACGGCCAAAACGGTGCAAACGGCTTAAAGTGAACGCTGCCGCAGCGGCACGCGCCATGTAGCAGGCCGCTGACGGTCGGGTGTGCGCATCCCCACCCTTGACCGTTCCAAGGACAGCACCACACGCACCGTGCGCACGCCTCTGGCCTTAAATTTTCCTTCCCCGAAACCATGCGGCACCGCGTTCTACGACGCAAAGTTCGGGCTGGAGCAAAAAGCCCTTGTGGAAGGTCAACACGGCAAAGCCTGACGCCCAATTGAGCGGCCCTGCCTCCGTATAGTTGAACTGCGGCCCTTCCGGTTCTGCGAGGGTGCCGGTGTCTATACCGTACCGACGGCCCCTGTAATCGCCCCACGGTGTCACCTGCAACTTGTGGAGGTGTCCGTGGGCATAGTGGACGCCCGAGCGTAGGGTGCTGTTATAGGCGGCGTGTATCCCACCGGATACAGGTCGGTGACGGACAGTGACCCACCCTTCGGTGCTTTGGTTTAGATGCACGCACCATCCCGCCCGCCATCTCGGTAGGTAGTCCAGCAGCGTCATGCCGGTCATTTCTTCAAACTCACCGACACGAGTGGACAAATAGTTCTCAAAGCGGGCGTCGTGGTTGCCGATGGTGCGGATCAGTTTGGCGCGTCCTGCCGCACGTTCAATCTCTGCAACCCGATCCTGCACCGCAGCAATTTCGTCCTTCACCGTGGGCTGTTTTTCCCACATGATGCGGGCGTGGCGGCTAATCCGCGCACCGTCCAATACGTCACCGTTCAAGATGACCATTTTCGGGCTAAGTTCCTTGGCTAACCGGCAGAGGGCTTGGTGTGCCTCGGTCACAATACCGGGCCAGTAGTGGCAGTCTGAGGCAATTAGCACCACCCCGTCTTTGACCTCATCCACCATGTCACGCTCGTACTTCCTAGCGCGTTCGGCGGCAAGTTCGTTAGCACGGTTGCCTTTTTGGGTCATTTCCCCGCCTTGGTCGTATTTTATTGCAGACGGTAATGCAACCCCGTAGCGGGCTTCTAATGATCGGCGGCGCAAATGCACCGACCTCACATCCATTTTTAGGTATTTCGCAACCTTTGAAGGGCTTTTTAGCCGACTCCAAAGTTCTAAAAATTCATCATCGTTTGTGTGCTTTGGCATTGCGGGTAACCTTGATGCCGAGTTCCTTTCGGCGGGCCTTGGTGGCCTCATCGTCACGTTCAGCCATCCATTCCAGTTGGCCGTCCACAAGTCGGTACTGTTCTTTGTGGACTAACGCACAGTCGCAACATTCGGCGTGGGTATACCCCTTGATGCGATACCACGTTCCGTCAATTATTTGGACGGCTTTGTATCGGTTATCCTTCGCCATTCAGGTTTCCCCACTCCTCGGCTGAAATGCGGTGTATCCACCAATTTCACACCGTTTCCACCCCACGAGTTAAGCGGGTGCAGGCTCTCCCAATAAGCCCCTAGGGGAGCCAAAACGGCCTTGTCGTAGCATAACGCATTATCTTTGAAGAAGTTAAGGTCTACGGCACGACGTTGAAGGTGAAGTGAGTTCATTGTGCGGGAACGCCCGGTCTTGACGTATATCTGTTGCTGTTCGGGTGTGCGATAGAGTTCGCCCGCTGTCACGACGAACCCCAATTCCGTGGCGCGATTGATGAGGCGGCATACGTCTAGCAAGAAAGCGGCTTGTTCAGCGACGTTGCTCACTTCATCGCCTCTCGCAACTGATCGCCTTTGTCCTTACTGCCTTGGCTTGAGCCAAAGTAATACGACACGATCTGCGTGGCGATGGCAGAAAGGACGCCGAGGACGTATATCAGAATGTCTTTGCGGGAAGTCTCAACAGGCGTGTTGTCAAACATAACAACGCCAAACAACACAAAAGTCAGCAACAAGATAGACAGCGCGAGAACGGGGGTCACGATCTTATTTATCAAGGGGGCCGTACTGGAGGTCGCAATCGCAACTTCCCGCTCCCGCGCCGAATCCGTGTCCTTTAGCCGCATTTCTAGTTCGGCGAGGTCAAGTTTATTGTCCTCTATTCGCAGCCGCAGCAGTTCTTCTTCGTGTTCCATCTGCGCCATCTGAACCTTAGCCATGTCCTCTGAGGACATATCGGGCTTTAGTTCCACGCCTAACTTGTCCTCCACCACCTGTTTGCCTTTGGCAAGCACAGCGTTAGCCACTAGCCCGAGGCCGTTGGCAAGGAGAGGTTTAACGATAGGCAATAGCGCAGCAGGAATCATTTGTCAGCCTTTGCCTCAAGCCGGTCAAAGATGAGCCGCAACATACCCTTAATTTCGTCTATATCGCGCTGGTAGCGGTTCTGGTCGCGGTGGTATGCGTCTTGCGTAATGTAAGTCAACGGCATCTCACGCACATCCTCGTCCAGTTTTTCTATGGATCGGGAGATGTTGTTGAGTATCCAGCCGCCAAAGACACCTGCGATACCGACTAGCACGTTAAATAGAATCTGCGCTTCCATGTCACTTTCTGCCGTATATCTCGTCTAGGTTGTTGAACACGACCCACATATACGCCGCACACATAATTGCTGTGAGTCCCCATAAATTGACGTACCACAACGCCCACACGCCCGCCAACTTTACCGGCACCATGACGGACAGCGGGTCAAACCGCTCAAACAGTTTGGCGAGAAACGGGTTTAACTCCCGACCACCCTGCTTTAGCGCCGTCAACGTCGTCCAGATGTCAGCGATCTGGAGGCCAACAAAGATGACGAGAAATGCCGTGTTCATGCCCACGGCAGCGGCGGCGAAACGATAGGCGGGTTGATTTGGTTCTGAATCTGCTGCTCTACCGCAGCCTCGGTCGCATCCTTATCTACGCCGTTTGCCCAAATCCAGCCAAGAACTTGATCTTGCGTAAGGTCAGCGTAGGGCGTAAAAGCCTCACCCTGCACGACGGCAAACGAGCAAGTGCTATAGACGCTGCCGCTATAGTCACCGTCTACGCCATTGCATTGCCAATGGGCCGTAACAACGTAATCCGCACCCTCCGCTGATTGCGGGAGGCAGTTTAATTCGCTGATATTCCATGTGATCGTTGTCATTGCATTTGCTCCGGTTGTTCTTTAGGCACCTGCGCCTCCACCTGCGCCTTCAGTTTCTGCCAGAGCGGGAACCCGCCTTGACTCGTCGGGAGGCTACCCAGCAGATTCACGATGGCGACGGCTTCTTCAAGCGTCATTTCTAACTTTGCGTCGGACATTGATCAGGCTCCTTTTAATGCAGCCATTTCGGCTTCCAGTTTCTCAATACGCGCCATGGCTTCTTGCAGGGCTTTGACTGCCTTCATGTAAAGAATGGAGTATTTGACGGATTTGGTCGTTGTTCCAGCGGGTTTGCGTTCATACGTAACGTTCCCATCTTCGTCAACAACTTCTACTCTTTCAAAATCTGCACATTCCTCAACAAGACCCGGACTGACTTGTTCTGCTTCTTGGGCAATCAAACCAATATAAGCAGGGTAGTTTGGGTTCGCTGCAACTTCATCCTTCAACCTAAACTTGCGAACGCGCAGTGCCTTAATGTCATTCCATTGCGATCCCGCGTCTACAACATCTTGTTTCAGTTTCAAATCTGAAAAAGCGTTATAGGTTCCGGTTCTGTTGGTTACCGTTCCAGATGAATAAACAATAAATTTATCGTTTGTTGAGTCGGTGCTAGTAATAAACGTATTGGTCGTATTATTAGGAGTTGCTGCCGTAAAGGCAACATCAATGCCATACGGACTTGTTGCGTTTGTGTTTCTAATCAAAACAATGTTTTGATCTTGCTGGTCACTACGCAATTCGTGATAAGCGGATGTGGAGCCTGCGTAAGTACCCGTATTACTCGCCTTGAAGAAACCCCCGCTCGTGATGCGTGCGCGTTCGGTCGGAGTTGACCCTGTTCCAAAAACAATTACACCAGACGCATTTTTTGCGTTAATCGTTGTTTGATTGCTGCTTTGGACGGTTAAGTTGCCGCCCATGCGGATTTGCGTATCCGTACCCGGCCCTTGAATCGTGCTTTCATCGGTTGGCAAATAAATGGCAGGCTGCGTGGCGTTGCTTTGCGTAATAACAAGACGACCGCCAGTCGTGGTCGTGGCACCAAGCCCCAAATTCCCACTCGCATCCAGCGTCATCGCCTGCGTGAACGTGATGGCGTTGCCTGCGGTGCCGGAAGGGGCGTTGAAGAAACGGTGTTCACCCGATCCTTGTTGATAAATAGTTGCTGTGCCGTTGACGGCATATTTATTTTCGCTTGCGTAATAAACATTTGCGCCAAGCGCGATGTTGTTTGAACCAATGCCCCAAAGCGAATTGCCTGCATTACCAACTTCAATAGCCTTACCAAGATTCCACGCACTTGGCGTCACGCCCAAGCCGAAGTTAGTGCCATCAAATACCAGCCCCGCCCCACTCGTCGCCACCTTGCTGCCGTTCAGATACAGCACGCCGTTGGCGGTGCCGCCGTTGAGCGTAAGGTTACCCGACAGCGTAGCCGTGCCTGCGTTAGCCGAGGCGATAGAGGCGTTTGTAACAGTCAGCCCTGTGACGACCGCTGTGCCGACGTTAGCCGATGCGATAGAAGCCCCGGTTGCGGTCAAACTTGTCACCGTCGCTGTGGTGAGTAGCGCCACACCCGCGTTCATGCTAGCAATAGAGGCGCTGGTTGCCGTGAGGTTCGTGATAACCGCCACGCCCGCGTTGATGGAGGCGATAGAGGCCGCCGTAAACTGAAGGTTGCCGATGTTGGCCGAGGCGATGGACGCACCCGTAGCATTCAGCGTCGTAACCGTCGCGTTGGTGAAAAGAGCCACCCCTGCGTTCATAGAGGCGACAGACGCGCCTGTAGCGGTCAAATTCGTGACAACCGCCACCCCAAGGTTAGCCGAGGCTACGGACGCCCCTGTGGCCGTCAGCGTCGTCACAGCAGCCACGCCTGCGTTCATGGAGGCAGCCGAGACGGTGGTGACGTTGACCTTGCCCGTGGCATCGTCAATGACCATAGACGCCGTGCCGTCCTTAGCCTTGATGT